TACTCAAGGTATGCCCAATGGGGGCAGATGTTCAAGAGGAGGACATAGAAAATGGAAGATTCAAAGTTCAGTTACAAAGGTCAAGAGTGGATCGTTGGTGATGTGAAAGATCACTCAGATATTTTCAGGTCACAACTTGGATGGACTCACTTCGCTATGGTGATGCGCCCGAAGGGAACAAAGATTTACTACGCCAACTTGCTGGTCGCTGATGGTGAAATCATTGACTCGTTGGTGGTGCTGTGATGAGTGCAACAAAGAAACTCAGTGCAGGTATCTATCAGGTCGTTGGTACTGATTACGCAATTATGAATGACAGCCACAAGTGTTGGTGGGTTGCATTGGTCATTGATGGTTATGACAGTCTTGATCCTGAACATAGGTTTTTCATTGGTGGTTCACGGGCTGATGCAATTCAGTACGCAAAAGAATTGCAGTGGGCACACTGATGACTAAGAAACAGCAGCAGGAAACTTTGCTCAAGTTGTACACACTCTGGAACGCTTTGATAGAACAAGCCACTAGTCAAGGGATGGATGAAACAGAAGCAGCAAGATTCGCTTCCCGTGAGATGGATGAGTTCGTTAAAGAGTGCGCTGCAGTAACAAGCAGGGTGGTTTCGTGATGAAAGTGCGCAGACCGTTTGCTGATCTTGTGCAGCCAGCGCAAGAGTTGCTGAACTTCTATCGTGAGGCTGGAATCATTTGCGAATTGGGTGGTTCTATGCGCCGTCATGCAAAAACTGTTGGTGATATTGACATCGTTATTCAGTCGGATTCTTTTGAGTCGGCTGGACTTCCTGAGTGGTTGGACTATGTGCGTTCGGGTGAACAGGCAGCGCACGGTGAGATGCAACTAGATGGTCGCATTTTAGGTGTGGACATTTGGTGCGCTGCACCTAAGCAGTGGGGTGCGTTTCTCTGGTACATCACAGGCTCTAAAGAGTTGAATGTCATGATGCGCCAGAAAGCAAAAGCACAGGGCATGAAGTTGTCGCAGTTCGGTTTGTTCGCTGATGGTGTACAGATTGATAATGGCACAGAACATGGTGTCGCTGATGCACTAGGGATGGATTGGATTGATCCGATTGATCGCCAAAAGTTTGTTGCACCAGTTGGTGTTACTTATGAAGTGCGCAGTAGTTCTAATGACAAAACTTATTCCGTTGTGCAGTCTGGGTTTGAGTGGTCGTGCACTTGCCCACATCACACATATCGCAAAGTAATTTGCAAACACATTATGCAGATATCTGATCAGGTGACATTGGCTGCATAAGATTTACCCCTCGTGGGGTCTGTCTCCTACTGATCGGGGAGGCAGACCCCATTTCTTTTATGCAACACTAGAGATCTAATGAAACACACAAGGAACAAATAGACATGGGTGGAAAAGGTAGCGGAGGGCATAACCGAAAGCCCGTTGAGCGAAAACAAAGAATCGGCAACCCTTCAGGACGAAAGTTGCCCAAGCAAGAACCCGTTGCAGATGTTGTCGCTTTGCCGACTTCTCATGTTCCTGATCCTCACCGACCTTTAGGTTCACAAGGCTTGCGTTTGTGGCAACAGGTGTGGACTAGTGGTGCAGGTTGGTTGAAACAACAAATGGACTCTGAACTTGTGCTCATGTTATGTGAAGCAACTGAGGAGAGAACACGCTTGCGTTTCCGATTACAGGAACGCCCTGATGCGTGGCGTGATCGTAGAGCGTTGAGAGAAATTGATCGCCAGATCATCACGCTGTTGGGTCAGATAGGATTCACTCCATCAGAGCGAGGATTATTGGGAACGGGAGAGGTGAAGCAGCATGAGTTCAGCGACCTTCACAGGCGTATTGCCGAAAAGCGTGCAGCCAACAAGTAAGTGGCAACCAGCCTTCTATACCCCACGCAAATACAAAACAACTGACGGTGATGAACTTATAGAGTTCGCTGAGGCACACTTTCAAGTGCTTAAGGGTTTCAAGGCTGGACTTCCTTTAGAGTTCACTGACTGGCAGAAGTGGCTGATGCGTGGACTGTTAGAACGCAATGACACCACGATGCGTTTAAGATACCGCCGTGCGCTAGTTGGTCTGCCTAGAAAGAACGGCAAGTCATTGATGATGAGTGCACTCGGTGTGTACTCCATGATCGCTGGCGAAGCAGGTGGAGAAATATATGCAGTCGCTAATGACCGTCAGCAGGCAAGAATTATTTTCAACGAAGCAAAGCAACAGATTCAGAACAGCCCGTTGTTGAACGCTGAAGCAAAGATTTATCGTGACGCTATTGAGATGCCACGATTCGGTTCAGTGTTCCGTGTTCTCTCTAGTGAGGTCAAAGGATTGGCTGGATTAAACCCATCCGTTTCTTTGATTGACGAAATCTGGGGTCAATCCAACAGTGATCTACTGGATCAGATGCAGTTAGGTTCAGGCAACCGTATTGAACCAATCAGCATCAGCATCACTACAGCAGGGTACGATCTGGATTCTCCTGCAGGACAGATGTATCAGTATGGCAAACAAGTTGCTGCAGGCGAAGTGGATGATGAGTCGTTCGGGTTCTATTGGTGGGAAGCACCAGCCGACTGTGATCTGAATGACAAGAAAGCAAGACTCATTGCGAACCCGAATCTCGCTGAAGGGTTACTATCACACGAAGATTTTGATGCAGCCGTTAAACAGTCAAGCGAAACATCTGTGCGCCGTTGGAGGTTGAACCAGTGGGTTCGTTCTCAGGAGTCGTGGCTTCCAGAGGGAGCGTGGGCTCAGTGCGTTGCACCTGAGATCCAACTAGATACCGAACTCCCTGTATGGGTCGGAATTGACATGGCATTGAAGCGTGACACCATCGGAATCTGTATTGCACAACCGCAAGGTGAACGAGTGGTCGTTAGGGCAAAGATCTGGAATCCAGAAGTAGATGGCATTGATATCGCTGGAGTGGAAGCGTACCTACGAGAGATCCACAACACTTATGAGGTTAGGGAGTTTGTGTACGACCCTGCGTTCTTTGAGAGATCAGCCGAAGCACTATCAGATGAAGGAATGAACCTCGTAACCTTCCCTCAGTCTGCAGCCCGAATGATTCCTGCCTGCGGTAACGCTTACGAAATGATCGTTGCCAAAAAGGTTGCCCATGATGGATCACCAACCTTCACGGATCAGGTTTTATCTGCAGCGCAACGAATGAGTGACAAAGGCTGGACTCTTTCCAAAGGAAAGTCAAGACGAAAGATAGACTCGTGCATCGCTATGGTTATGGCGTTAGATCGTGCAACAAGAAAACCCCCAGACGAACCCACCCCTTCAGTATTGGATATATGGTCATGAAACTTAGAGAAGTAATCACTACAGCAGTTGAATTAATCGGCGTAGTTTGTGTCGTTGTAGGTATCGCCTCGTTTAGTGTTCCAATCAGTGTTATTGTTTTGGGCGTTCTCTTGATAATTGGCGGAGGCTTTGCAGCATGAGTTTGTGGAAAAAATCTGAACAGCGAGCACTGCCAACAAGCATTGACCCGTACCAGATAACTGCTCGCCCGTTGTACAACAACTGGTCAGGTGAAATTGTTACAGAGATAACAGCCGTTGCACATAGCGCAGTACTTGCTTCAGTCACTATCCTTGCTGACTCCATCGCAGCGATGCCAGTTGAATTGGTAGAGAAAAAGGCAGACCGAATTGTACGACTCCCAACACCTTCCGTCTTTGAGCAACCTAACGACCACCAAAATATGTTTGAGTTCGTGCATCAAACAATGCTTACTCTTGCGCTACATGGCAACGCCTACATTTATGCACCAAGAGGAGCAGACGGACTTCCCGTTGAGATGCGAAACATTCATCCCCACGCCGTCAAAGGAATAGCGATCACCGATACAGGCGAAATGATTTACGATCTAGGAAAAGTTCAGTACAGCAGTAAGGATGTTCGTGCAATTCATTGGGCGATTCTGCCTAACCAGTTGCGTGGCATCAGCCCGTTGGAAACTATGCGCAACACTGTTGGCATGGGGTTGGCGATGGATCGTTTCCTCGCACAGTTCTATGGTGAAGGTGCAACACCATCATCAGTATTAGAAACCGATTCGTCATTAACGATTGAACAAGCACGACAGATCCGTGACAACTGGGTGGAGTCTCACTATAAACATCGCAAGCCTGCCGTATTGCAAGGTGGTCTGAAGTGGAGAAGCATCACCACGAGTGCAGCCGATATGCAAATGCTGGAACATAAAGAGTCAATCATCCGTGACATTGCTCGTGTGTACCGAATCCCATTGCACTTAATTATCGGTACGGGTGGAGATTCACAGACATATCAAAACATTGAGGCATTGGGTTCAGCGTTTTTCAAGTACACACTGCTCGGATGGGTTCGCCGTCTGGAATCTGCGTTCAGTGAAATGTTGCCACCGTTGCAGTCTGTTCGCTTCAACCCAGAGGAGTTTTTGCGTGCTGATCTCATGACTCGTGTTCGTGCGCAACAGGCACAGATCATGTCTGGAACTATGACACCTAATGAGGCTCGTGCGATTGAGAACCGTGAACCGTATGAAGGTGGAGACCAGTTCGTTCTCGGTGTTGCTGGCGCACCTATGGCTGGCGTTGAAGGTGGAGACTTGCCAACACTCGGAACAGATGCAGAACCACCTAAGAGGTAATTTATGAAAGCGTACAAAAAAACCGTTACAGATACAGTCGTTGAGTTAGTACCTAGAGATAACTTGAATCGCCCCGTGTTTGTTCAGATTGAAGGTAACAACACTGTTTACATTGGTGGGTCTAATGTGACTTCGGATCAGGGATTCCCTATCGTGAAACATACTGCACCAATTCAAGGTGGACTTCCTGCAGGCGATGGTTTGTGGGGTATCTGTGCGTCAGGTCAAACAGAAGTAATCCGAATCATCACGATTGATGCAGACTAATGCCATACGGAATATCAGCAAACCAATCTGACTGCTCTAATTGGGCTGCAGTAAAGATTGAGTCAGATGGATCTGCAACAACTCTTGAGTGCTACACCACGAAACAAGATGCAATAGATCGTATGGTCGCACAGTCTCTCGCTGAAGGTTTAGAACCAGCAGGAGAAGTTGGAAACCAAAGACAACTTGTGGAAATTGAATCAGAGGACGACACCGATGAAATGCTTGAAGGTCTGTCGGAGATGGACGAAAAAGGATTAAACGGCAGACAGTTTGCGATGTATGAGTTCTATGAGGAAATCGTTGAACAGTTCGGGATATTCAATCAAGGTGATGGTGCTAATGGTGCGCACTATGTTGCCGAGTCACCATTTACAGATAGCGGTCTGATCTGTGGCAACTGCGTTTTCTATGAAGGTGGTCAGATTTGTGAAATCGTTGAAGGTCGGATCGCACCTAACGGTATTTGCAAACTCTGGATAATCAATGAGGAACTACTCGGAATCAAATCAGAGGATTCTGCACCGATGATTGAACCAGAGGAGGAGTATGAGGAATCAGAGTTCCGTGCGATTGATCTTTCTGCACCAGCATTTATGAGGGCATCAGCAAAGCGTGGTCTTGCTTTACATGAGCAAGGTTTGTCTGGAGATGGTCTCGTACCGCAGACCGTTGAGGATGCAAGGAAAATGGCTGCAGGTCAAGTAACCGAAGCAAAGTGGCGCAAGATCGGTGCATGGATCGCCCGACATATTGATGACCTAGATGCAGTGCAGGGTGATGAAATCACTGCAGGGCTGGTCGCAATGTTGCTCTGGGGTGGTGGTGCTAGTAAGGCTTCGGCTCGCCGTGCCCAAGATTATGCGTATCGCATTGTTGAGAGATTGGATGAGGAAAGAGCAGCAGCACCACCGAAAGATCAAATATTCGGTAGCGATAAGAATCCTGCAGGCTCAGCAAAAGATCAGGGCGGTGGAATAACCCTGAATGAATCAACAGAAACAGCGTTACAAAACAAAGCAGATGAACATAACGCCAAGATGAAAGAGGATGGCAAGCCAGACTGGACAAGGGTTCGGGTGGGTGCATTGAAGTCTGTTTATAGGCGTGGTGCTGGGGCGTTCTCTACTTCGCACAGACCGAACATGACTAGAGGTCAGTGGGCTATGGCAAGAGTCAATGCGTTTCTATATTTGTCTGCTAATGGAAAACCAGAGAACGCTAACTATGTTCAGGACAATGATCTGCTGAACTCTGATCACCCAAAGTATTCAGAGGACAACGAGTAGCATCTGTGGCAAGATTTATATAAGACAAGTAAGGTGGAACTATGAGCGAACTCGTGCAATGGATAGCAACAGAAGTAGATGAGAAGCGCAGCATTGCGTATTCTAATCTTGAAGTTCGTGCAGAGAATGAAGGCAAAACCATTGTCGGGTATGCAGCCGTATGGGATTCCCCGTCAGAGTACATGGGGTTCACTGAGTTTGTTAAGCGTGGTGCGTTCTCAAAAACTTTGAACGATGGTGCAGATGTACGCCTGCTAATTGATCATGAAGGTGTTCCGTTGGCTCGCTCTAAGTCTGGCACTCTTGCACTTGAGGAGGACGAGCGAGGCTTGCGTATTGAGGCTGAACTAGATCCAATGAATCCTGATGCAGCAAGAATCATGTCAGCGATGAAGCGTGGCGATCTATCGCAGATGAGTTTCGCATTTAGAACAATCAAAGATTCTTGGAATAATGACCGTTCGGTTCGTGAGTTGCGTGAAGTCCAACTCTTTGATGTGAGCGTTGTGACTTTCCCTGCATATGAGCAGACCGTTGCAGAGTTGCGAAAACGAAATGGATCTGTTACCGTTGCACCAGTTTCTACTTTGAGCCTGAGAAAAAATCAGGTCGCATTGCAGAAACTTCGCAGCCGTTAGACAGCCGACCATATTGGTCACTGACCTCCTAACACTGAAAGGAAAAACCAAAACACAATCAGATGATCTTGGAGGTCATATGTCATTTACAAAGTCCTTAATTGAAAAGCGTGACGCTGCACTTGCGAAAGCAGAAGCAATCGTTGAAGCAGCACAGGCTGAGGCTCGTGAACTCACCCCAGAACAAGATGCAGATATCGCTGCATCACTTGAGGAAGTTCGTTCATTGGATGCACAAATCGCTACCCATAGCGAACTTGAAAAGCGTTCAGCAGAAGCAGCAGAACTTCGCAAAGAAAAGAAGTTTGATGCAGTTGCATCGCCAGCAGTAGTTAAGTCAGAGGCACGCACCTACAGCCCACAGGCTGAAGTTTCATTCGTTGCTGATGCTTACGCTGCACAGTTCAACAATGACTTCTCTGCAAAGGAGCGTCTCGCACGCCATATGCAAGAGGAAAAAGTAGAACGCCGTGATGTAACCAGTGCAAACTTTGCTGGCTTGGTAGTTCCACAATTCCTTACCGACTTGGCTGCACCATTCGCTCGTGCAGGTCGCCCGTTCTTGGATGTTGCTCGCAAGCATCAACTTCCTGCTAGCGGTTTGACCATCAGCATTAGCAAGGTAACAACTGGATCTGCAACCGCAGTACAAACTGAAGGTGCAGCAGTTCAGGAAACTAACATGGATGACACCAAACTAGATGTTTCAGTTGTCACTGTTGCTGGTCAGCAGAATGTTTCCCGTCAGGCTCTTGAGCGTGGCACGGGAATTGACTCGTTGGTAATGGCAGACCTCGTTTCTGCATACAACACCAACTTGGATTCGTTGTTCGTAACCACTAGCGCAACATCACTAACGAATGTGATCTCGCAAGTAGTTACCTATACGGACGCTTCACCATCTGTTGCTGAGTTGTATCCAAAACTTTTGGATGCTGTACAGCGTATTCAGACCAACTACTTCGGTGGACCAAACTTCATCCTGATGCACCCTCGCCGTTTGGCTTGGATTCTTTCCTCGCTTGACAGCACGAACCGCCCATTGGCAGTTCCAGTAGGTAACGGTGCGTTCAATGCTGTTGCAGTTGGACAGGGCTCAGTTGTGTATGGCAACTCTGGTTACACGATTGCAGGTCTCCCTGTAATTACTGATGCCAATGTGATCACAACCAACGGTGCTGGAACTAACGAAGATGTCATCATCATTGGTAACACGCAAGAAGCACACCTCTGGGAACAGGGTGATGGTTCGCCAATGATGTTGCGCTTTGAGCAACCAAAGGGTGCTGAACTTGATGTTCAGATGATCGTGTACGGCTACAGTGCGTTCACTGCTAACCGTTATCCAAACGCTTTCGCTCTCGTTGGCGGAACTGGATTGGTCACACCAACCTTCTAAAGCCGATACCTACATTTCGGATTAGAGCCGAAAGACCGCCAGCATCTTGAACGGTGTTGGCGGTCTTTCTTTTTCTACCGTGTATGATCAACAACTATGAATAAACAAATAGAAGCACTACTCGTTGAGCGTGAAGGATATGTTCGCAGAGGATTGAAGGATCGTGTCGCTGCAGTTGATTCTGTACTCAATGCACTTGGATATAAATCAAAATCATCTGAGGTTGAAACGGCATCCGTTGAACCAGCAACAGAGCGCACTGTTCGTAAGGCTGCACCAAAGCGTAAGGCGTAATCAATGGCAATCGTTAATGGTTATTGCACACTCGCTGAAGTGAAATCAGCCCTTCGCCTGACAGACAATGCGGATGATGGACTACTTGAGAAGGCGATTGAGTCTGCATCTAGGCGTATTGATGGTTACTGTGGGAGATTCTTTTACAAGACTTCATCTACATCAATCAACATCTATCCGATCAACGAATATCTATTGAGGATGCCAGAGGATCTAGCAACTTCCACTGTCACTATCAAGATTGATACAGCAGCGAATGGAACTTATGCAACTACGCTCGTGCAGGGTGTTGATTACATCCTTGAACCTACTAACGCTGCGCTTCGTGGATACCCATATGTTCATGCCCGTATGGTTGGCGGTGCAACCTTTCCGCTATATGTAACGCCATCGTTTCCTACAGTTCAGGTCACAGCGCAATGGGGTTGGAACGCTGTTCCATCTGATGTGTCTCAGGCTTGCGTGTTGCTTTCTATGCGCCAGTTTGCAAGGCTTAACGCTGCGCTAGGTGTTGTTGGCTTCGCTGATATGGCTTTACAGGTTCGTGCTGTTGATCCTGATGTGCGAGATCTGCTCAATCAGTATGTGGCGTTCGGAGTGATCTGATGCCAGCAACAATTTCACAGGTCGCTACTGGATTACAGGCAAGACTTGCCACGATCACAGGGCTACGAACTTTTTCATATCAGCCTGAACAGGAGAACCCCCCGTTCGCTTACCCACAGATCAACCGTATTGATTACCACCGTGCATATTCAGGTGGCGATGTCGTTATGGATTGGACAATATATGTGGTGGTGGGTCGTTATCTTGACAGGACAGCACACGCACAGTTAGACGACTATCTTTCATATTCTGGAACTAAGAGCGTTCGTGCAGCAATTGAAGGTGATCCAACTCTCGGTGGCGTATGCTCAACTCTCATAGTACGATCAGGTG